AAAGAATAAAAGGTCAAATACGTAGAGCAGTAGATATTAATCGTGGTGACATGAGAATACCTGAGCACAAGCTTAATGAAATACGTAGAAACTTTGGTAAAGATAAAAAGATGGTATCAATGTTTTTTAATTCTATATTCTTAAGTATAGATGATAAACCTAATCAAGATGATGATTCTGCTTATCAAATACCAGATAAATCTGAACCATACAACATGCAATTACTAAATACATATTTAAAAGGTTTGATGAGAAAGTATTTAAACAATAAAGAGTATGAGGTACTTAGACTAAGCTATGGTTTAGACTGTGATAAGTATTCAGCAAAACAAATTGCAGCAGAATTAAAGATCGAAGGATCTAGCTCTTATGTTAGAGTTTCACAGTTAAAAAAGCAAGCTGTAACAAAATTAATTGATAACGTAGATCACTCGCAAGTGCTTGATTATCTGTAGTTTACGCAAGTGAACTATTGTAAAACAACGTGTTTATGTGTGATTATATATATACAGACTTAAATTAAATTATATGACTATTAATGAAAAACTGGCAACGGTCCAGACCAAGTTTAAATCGAAAAAAAGTAGATTTAACTCCTTCGGTAAATACAACTTCAGATCAGCCGAAGACATTCTCGAAGCAACCAAACCTTTCCTATTAGAGTTAGGTATCACGGTTACAATTAACGAACAACTTAACAACGCATATGAAATGCCTGTATTAGAATCTACCGCTACAATAAGTGATGGTAAAGATGCTATACACGCAACAGCTATAGTCGGTGTAGACTTAAACCAAAAAGGTATGAATGTACCTCAGCAGTTTGGCTCAGCATCTTCTTATGCCAAGAAATATGCGCTTGGTAATTTATTCTTAATTGATGACACTGCTGACAGTGACGCAACAAATGATCATGGAAAAAAAGCAACAGGTAAATTCGTACCTAAAAAACCAACTTTAACCTCTAAAACAGATCCAGCTTATGAAAAAGCGGTTCAATATGTAAAAGCAGGTGGTAAAGTAGAAACTATTAAAAATAAATATGCTCTCGATGAATTAATTGAGAAAGAATTATTAACACTATAGTATGAAAAGAGAAGAAATCCTGAAAAAGTTAGAAGATGATAAGCATTATTATGGAGACTTTGGAAGGCAATACTTAAGCAACTCAGATATAGGAACTTTGCTTACTAACCCATTAGCGTTTGGTAAGCCTAGTAAACCAAGCTCTGCGTTTCTTGTAGGTGGTTATTTTCACACTTGTATACTCGAGCCAGATAAGCTCAAGAAATACAAAGTAATAGAATCATCAAGTAGAAATACTAAAGCTTACAAAGAAATGTCAGGCGGTGAGTTGTGTTTATTACAACACGAAGTAGATGGCATAGAGTTAATGACAGACAAAATGTTAAGTAACGAAGTATGTAAAGACTTAATAAGAGGTACTAGTAATGATGTTAAAATTGATTATGAAGTACCAGGTGTAGGTAAGGTAAATGATTTCGTATGGAAAGGTAAAGCTGATATAGTAAATCATGCAGAAAAACTAGTAGTTGATTTAAAAACTACGGCTGATATACAAAAATTTAAATGGTCAGCTTCTAAGTACAATTACGATTCACAAGCTTACATATACAGAAAGCTATTTGGCTATGACATGGTATTTATAGTAATAGACAAAACAACACATCAAATAGGTATATTTGATTGTTCACCTGAATTTTATGCTTCAGGTAAAGACAAGGTTGATAGAGCAGAAAAAGCTTATGAGCTGTTCTACCAATCCGAGGGTTTCGATCCTAAACAATATTTCATAAGTAAAACACTTTAATATAATAATTATGGCAAGAAGAAAAAAAGTTACTACAAAAGAATGTACAATGACAGGAATGACTTTTCCTACAACAGAGTTTTATGTAAATAAAAACTCAACAGACGGTTTACACTCTTACAGTAAAAAAGCTGATAACTTCAGAAGAAGATTACAAGCTACAGGAGCAACAGTAGGAACTACTGAGCTTAGAACAATGTTTAATAATTTATTCCAAACAGCAGTATAATATGGCAAGTATAATAGCTACAAGTATTAACCTTAACGCTATACCTAAAGATAAAATTATCGTAGGTAAAAAAGGTAAATACTTACCGATAACCATCACATTAAATGATGAGTTAGATCAGTTTGGTAATCAAGGTCCTGTGTCTGTACAACAGACTAAAGAGGAAAGAGATGCTAAAACTGCTAAGACTTACTTAGGTAATGTAAAGGTGGTATGGACGAACGGCGACAATGTCGCGGTTGCACCAAGAGATGATCAACCACAACAAGCTCCAGCTCCGTCTGCGGCTGTTGCAGATGATCTACCATTTTAATATGAATTGTAGAGACAGTAATTAAATTAAATAAATGCAAGTAGAAGAAATAGAGATCAATGGGTTTAAGATTGACAAGTTCAATCAACACAATCTTGAAGTAGGGAAAACACAAGGCACATGCCCTGTTTGCTCACACACAAGAAAACCTGAGAATAAGAAGAAGAAATGTGCTTCTTATGATTGGGAACGTGGTCTCGGTACTTGTCACAACTGTGATTCAACTTTTCAACTACACACGTATCAACGTAAAGGTAATAGCGATCGTGAATACGTTCGCCCTGTGGCTCAAGAGCCTACGGTACCGAGTAGTAAAGTTGTTGATTGGTTTAAGTCTCGAGGTATATCTCAGAAGACTCTTATCGACTTAGATGTCGGTGAGGGTCCTGAGTTTATGCCACAGACAGGTAAGACTGAGAATACAATAAAATTTAACTATTACATAGGTAATCAACTTATCAATGTAAAATATAGAGATGGACGTAAAAACTTTAAACTATATAAAGGAGCTGAAAAAGTATTTTATAATATTAATAGTATTGTAGGTCATAACAGCTGTGTTATAGTTGAAGGTGAAATGGACGTGCTAGCTCTACATGAGGCAGGTGTGCCTAACGTAATATCAGTACCAAACGGTGCTACGTTAAACCACAATAATTTAGATTATCTTGATAACTGTATAGATTATTTCGAAGACAAAGAAAAGATAATTCTAGCTGTAGATGCTGATGAGCCTGGCAATATGCTTAGACAAGAGTTTATACGTAGGTTAGGAGCAGAAAATTGTTTTTTAGTAGATTTTGTAGACTGTAAAGATGCTAACGAATATTTATTAAATCACGGTAAAGATGCTTTACGTTCTGCTATACACGCATCAACACCAGTACCTTTAGAAAATGTAACAACTCTTAAAAATATAGAAAATGAACTTAAAGACTTTGTTAAAAATGGTTTCAAACCAGGTTTTCAAATTGGGCTCAAAAATTTCGACGAAGTATTCAGCACTTATACTGGACAGTTTATTACTGTTACTGGTATCCCTAGTAGTGGGAAGTCTGATTTTGTCGATCAAATGGTTGTAGGGTATAATAAAATGTATGGTTGGAAGACAGCTTTTGCTAGTCCTGAAAACGCACCAATTTATTTACATGCACACAAGCTTATGCGTAAAACATGGGGTGATATGCCATCTCCTAGCGATATAGGTAATGGTAAATGGAAAGAAGTTTCAGATCATGTAAATGATAACTATTATTTTATAGACATGGATAAATATAGCTTAGAATCAGTATTGAAAAAAGGTGCTGAGCTAGTTAAACGTAAAGGTATTAAGTGTTTAGTTATTGATCCGTTTAATAAGGTTAGAGATACAAATGCAGTTTCAGATGATGTGAACAGATATACTATGGACTATCTAGCAAAGATAGAAGCCTTTTGTAAAAAGTATGATGTTTTAACATTTATAGTAGCACATCCAACTAAAATGTATAAAGGCCAAGACGGTAAAATAGAAGAACCTACAATGTATAATATAAAAGGTGGTGGTGAGTGGTATGATGCTAGTTATCACGGTTTATTAGTACATAGAGATTATGAAGCTAAAAATACTAAAGTAAAAGTATTAAAATGTAAGTTTCAAAACCTAGGTGAAAACGGTGCTGAATCGTTTTTTACATGGGAACATAAATCAGGTTCATTTGTACCACAAGTTAATGTAATAGACGAAGAAGATGGCGGCAGCGCATTACCGTGGGAGTAAAAAAGGAATAACAATGGGTTCACATACAAGAACTCCTGAAGAAAATGAAGCTATGCTTTGGTGTAATAGAAACAATATATGTATATCACCTAGGCAAGAAAAATGGGGTGAAGGTAAATGGCTAGTAGATGTAGAAAAAGGTGTTTGGCCTAACAGAGTTAGAATAGGTACATCACCTGAGTCTTTTGGACCTGGAGTTATATGGCAAAAAATATCAGAATATCAATTATATTATTATAAAAAATATGCGAACTAAATTTTTAAACGCTAACGAAGCATTCAACTGTATACTGCACGAGTTAAGAGTAGAAGGTATAGACTTTGACAATACTAAAGCTTTGTTTAACGTAGGCTTCACAATAGAAGATCCGTTAGACAATCATATTAAAAATAAGTATAGAAAATGGTCTCATGAATATGCAGAAGCTGAATGGCAATGGTACTTATCAGGTGATCCTAGTATAGATAAGCTAGGTGAATTATATGGTAAGGTTCCACCTATATGGGAAAAGATGGCTAATAGCGATAGAAAAGTAAATAGTAATTACGGTTATCAATGGCAACGTAATAATCAAATAGATTATGTAGTAGCTAAACTAAGAGATAATCCTAATACTAGACACGCTGCTATTAGTATATATGACTGTAAAGAATATGAAAAGTATCGTAAAGATACTCCTTGTACATATGCAATACAGTTTACAATAATTAACAACAAACTTTGTATGTCTGTGTATATGCGTTCTAATGACATCTGGTACGGTTTCTGTAACGATCAGTATCAATTTTCATCATTACAACAAATGATTGCAGAGAGACTGTCTATTGACGTCGGATGGTATTATCATCATGCACATAACATGCATTTATACAACGATAAATTATGACGTATTATTTATATCATATACCGGGTAAAAAGATCGGTGTTACCTGTGATCTTAATAACCGGGTCACAATACAACAAGGATATAGTCCTGATGAATATGAGATATTAGAAACATCAGATGATATAGATTATATATCTTGTTTAGAGCTTGAAAGACAGAAAGAGTATGGGTACAGAGTAGATCTAGTACCTTATAGAAACCTTAAACCAAATAAGAATATGAAGATAAACGTGACCGAACAAACCACGACTTTTCCTTGTCCAGTCAATAAACTTAAAGGACAACTAATGGATAACATTGGTATGGCATGGGAAACAGAACATGGGGATTTTAAATTAACATTAGACTTAGTTAATTGGATTATGAAAAATGTTAAAACCTCGATGTTTAATAATGACAGAAGCTACGTATATAACAAAGCTATGTCTAACTTTCAAAAAAACCCTATTGAATATGAACACGCAGTTGTTCATGAAATGTTACACAGTGAGGTAGCTACTAGTAAATCAAATGTATTTGATAAAATTAGAAAGTGGGCACTGGTAAGAGGATTATACCAACAGGGTAATTCACACACACAATATGTTAAACTACAAGAAGAAGCTGGAGAACTTGCAAAAGCTTTATTAAAAAACGATAAGCCAGAAGTTATAGATGCTATTGGCGATATGGTAGTAGTACTTACAAACTTAGCACATTTAGAAGGTGTTAAGATTGAGGCATGTATAGCAACAGCGTATGATGTCATAAGTAAAAGAACCGGCAAGATGATTAACGGAACATTTGTAAAAGATGAAGATTAAAACAAAAGATAAAATAGTTCAATCTGTTTTAGCTAAAATGGACGAACGCAGTTTAATTGGCCAAAAGAAATATGGAGCTACGATGATGCAAGAAATTGAAGGCCAGAAGAAAGATCTTAATAGATTTATCGTCGACGTACAAGAAGAATTAATGGATGCTTTGTTGTATCTAGAATCAGCTAAAAGATGTTTAACTGATGAGATAGAAGAGGCAATGCTTAATAGAATCAATATCATAGGACAAAATGGAAACGACGGTTTACATTATGATATACAAGTAAACGATGAAGAAGTTTTATAAGAAGAAAAAAAGAGGTCCTGTACAATCGCGAAAAATAACATACGACGGTATTACTTTCGCGTCAGGTTTAGAGCGCTATATGTATATGGCATTAAAAAAGGCTAAGATCAAAGCTCTTTACGAGGGGCAAACATTCGAGTTAGTAGAGAGTTTTGACTTTCCTTTTGAAGCATATGAAAGATGTGGCAATGGTAAAGGTGATTATAAAAATAGAGGTAATAAAAAGATTTTAAATATAAAATACACGCCTGATTTTATAGGCAAAGGTTTTATAATTGAAACAAAAGGTAGAGCCAACGAGTCTTTTCCAATGAGATGGAAATTATTTAAAAGGCTAATGGCAAATGATAGAATAGGACCTTTTACCCTTTACAAACCTCAAAATCAAAAAGAATGTGATATGACTGTAGAACTAATAAAAAAATCAGATGGAGGAAAATAATTGGGAATTAAGCTTTGGCTTATTCAATGGAATATTATTTGGATACAGAAGTTATCCGGATGGGAATAAAATAGATCACGTTTTATACGTTGGTATATTTGATATTTGTTTAACTTTATATAACTAATATGGGACTATTCGATGAACGTATTGCATATAAACCTTTTGAGTACCCTGAGTACTATACAGAAGGTTGGCTAAAACAAGCTCAAGCATTTTGGTTACATACCGAAATACCTATGAGTGGAGATGTTAAGGACTGGAACGAGTCTTTAACTGTTAAAGAGAAACACCTAGTAGGAAATATCCTGCTAGGTTTTGCTCAGACTGAATGTGCGGTAAGTGATTACTGGACTCAGAAGGTTGTATCTTGGTTTCCTAAACACGAGATACAACAAATGGCTATGATGTTTGGCTCACAGGAAACTGTGCATGCTGTAGCATATAGTTATTTAAATGAAACATTAAAATTAGAAGATTATGAAGCGTTTCTTCATGAACCAGCTACGGCTGAGCGTTTTGATAACCTTGTTGCATATGATGGCGACGATAGAAAAGGTATCGCAAAGTCATTGGCTGTTTTTTCTGCTTTCGCAGAAGGAGTTTCTTTATACTCTGCTTTTGCCGTTTTGTATAGCTTTCAGTTACGTAATTTACTTAAAGGTATTGGGCAGCAAATGAAATGGTCAGTCAGAGATGAGTCTTTACATAGTCGTATGGGTTGTCAGTTATTTAGACACATGTGCGAAGAAGATAAAAGCTTATTAGAAGACTGTAGAGAGGATATTATAGATGCTGCTAAGATAATGGTTGAACTAGAGGAAAACTATATAGATAAGATGTTTGAAATGGGTGATATTGATGGTATTAAATCTTATGACTTAAAACAATTTATAAGAAAAAGAGCTAATGAAAAATTACAAGAACTTGGTTACCTGGATCTCGGATCGTACTTCTCATATGACGAAGAAGCAGCGGGCAATTTGGATTGGTTCTATCATCTTACTGGGGGTCATACCCACACTGATTTTTTCGCGATTAGGTCAACTGACTATAGTAAAGCAAATGAAGGAGAAGATTTTGAAGATGTATGGTAAGCTATAAAATAAAGAAATTTCTTGTTGAAAGAAGAAGACAATTAGGTCCACTAGAAAGAATGGCTACCCGTATTGGATATATGGGTGCCGGACTTCTAGTAGCTGCACAATGGACTTTAGAACCTTGGTTATATATAACTGGTTTTATTTGTGTAATGATACAAACAGGATCAAGAAAACAATGGAATTTAGTTGCATTAAACCTTAATGGTTTATTTGCATGGATAAAACACTTAATAACATAATATGTGGAGTAATAGATGGAAAAAAGGAATAGACTACCCAAGTTGGGCTGAGTCTGACGTATATAAGAAAACAATACAAGGAGGATATTTATTAGAAGATGAAACACCAAGACAAGCGTACAGAAGAGTTGCTAAAACAGTTGCGAATAGATTACAGAAGAAAGAAATGGAAGACGTCTTTTTTGATTACATCTGGAAAGGTTGGCTCTGTCTTGCTAGTCCTGTGCTTAGTAACACTGGTACTGATAAAGGTTTTCCAATAAGTTGTTTTGGTATTGATGTTGCTGATAGCATAATTGACATAGGTCAAAAGAATTTAGAGATGATGTTGTTAGCTAAACACGGTGGAGGTGTTGGTATAGGTATAAATCAAATTAGACCAGCAGGCGCTAATATAACAGGTAATGGAACATCAGATGGTGTTGTTCCTTTCTGTAAAATATATGACTCTACAATACTAGCAACAAACCAAGGATCAGTTAGAAGAGGTGCTGCCTCTGTTAATATAAACATTGAACATGCTGATTTTGAAGACTGGTTAGAAATAAGAGAACCTAAAGGAGATGTGAATAGACAATCACTTAACCTACATCAATGTGCTGTAGTTGGTGATAAGTTTATGAGAAAGCTTAGAGATGGAGATAAAGTTTCTAGGCGTAAATGGGGTAAGCTGTTACAAAAACGTAAAGCTACAGGAGAACCTTATATAATGTTTAAAGGTAATGTTAATAAGAACAACCCTTCAGCTTATAAGGATAATGCTTTAAAAGTTCATATGACAAATATATGTTCTGAGATTACATTACATACAGATGAAAATCATAGTTTTATTTGTTGTTTATCTAGTTTAAACCTAGCTAAATATCACGAGTGGAAAAACAGTAACTTAATATATGATAGTATATGGTTTTTAGATGGTGTATTAGAAGAATTTATACAGAAAGCAAAAAATAGAAGAGGGTTTGAAAACTCAGTAAGATCTGCTGAAAAAGGTAGAGCACTAGGTTTAGGTGTAGTTGGATGGCATACATATTTACAACAAAAAGGATTACCGTTTGAAGGTTTATTAGCACAATATGAAACAAGAAGGATTTTTAGTCAAATTAAAATTGAATCAGAAAGAGCTAGCATGGCGTTGGCAGAAGCGTTTAACGAGCCTTTATGGTGTGTTGGTACGGGATTTAGGAACACACATCTTAGAGCTATTGCTCCTACTGTTAGTAATAGTAAGTTATCTGGTAATATTAGTCCTGGAATTGAGCCTTGGGCTGCTAATGTTTTTACAGACCAGTCTGCAAAAGGTACATTCATACGTAAAAATCCAACTCTTGAAAAAGTATTAGAACAAAACAATTTAAACAATAAAAAAATATGGGACCAAATCTTAAAGGACGGGGGCTCGGTGCAGGGCGTAAAAGCATTAGAGAAAATTACATTGGGCGATCACGATATACCGCTCAAAGAAGTCTTCAGAACTTTCAAAGAAATCAATCAATTAGAACTAATTAATCAAGCAGGTATTAGACAACAGTATGTTGATCAATCTGTTAGCTTAAATTTAGCATTTCCTTCAGAAGCAGAACCTAAGTTTATAAACAAGGTTCATTTAGACGCATGGAAGAAAGGTGTTAAAACTCTATATTATATGAGAACTGAATCGGTTCTTAGAGGTGATATAGCTAAGCAAGCAATGGATCCAAACTGTTTAAGCTGCGACGGATAAAAATATGAAAAAACAAATAACATTAGAAGAGATACTAGATCCAGTAGGTAAAAGTTTATTTTTTTCAAAGTATTGGGGTAAAAAACATTTAATACTTAGAAGAAATAAATTTAAAGATCTTTACACGTGGAACGATTTATCTAGACACGTGAATAAATATCCACACATCAAGGGTTTACAGATATTAGATTATGATGACAAGGGTGACAGATGGTGTTTAGATAAACACAAAGCACTAAAACAACCTTTCTTTAAAAAGAGTAAGATAGTAGATTTATGGTGGAAAGGTAAAAGTATAGTAATTCCTTTTGCTGAGTACTCTAGTAAGAAATTAGTAGATATGTGTTTTGAGTTTGAAAGATATTTTGGTCATGGTCAATGCAACGTATATGCTTCGCCAAGTAAAGGATCAAAAAGCTTTCCTGCTCATTGTGATAAAACAGAAAACTTTTTGTTTCATCAAGAAGGTAAGGTTAAATGGACTATATATAAAGAGTTCGCGCCAGATAAACCTAAAACAATTATAGATGAATTTGTACTAGATGCTGGCGATTTGCTATACATACCGCAATATCAGTTTCACAAAGTAGATACTGTTGGTCCTAGAATACTATGTAGTATTCATTTTAGAAATAAAAAAGAACAGTCTTTAGATAAATTTAAGATAACATCTATAAAACAAAATACTAGGGAAAAATGGTGGAATCTTAATCCAACAGTAACAAAAACAAAAAAGGTAGTTATTAACAGAAGGTTTCCAATGACTTCACAGACTTGGAAAAGACCTTATTTTAAACACAATCAAAAATAATGAAAGCAGGAAAAGTATGGGGTAAAACCGAAATGGTACACAAAAACGGTGTGCTGGAGTTTCACAGAATAGAATATAACAAAGGATTTAAATGTTCAGAGCATGAACATAAATTTAAATGGAACGGATTTTTTGTTGAGTCTGGCAAGATGATAATAAGAGTTTGGCAAGACGATCAAAACTTAGTTGATGAAACAATACTTGAAGCTGGTGATTTTACTATGGTTAAACCTGGTAAATTTCATCAGTTTGAAGGGTTAGAAGATGGTGTTGCGTTTGAATTATACTGGGCTGAATTTAACCATGATGATATAAACAGAAGAACATCAGGTTCAAAATCTTAAAAAATAAGTGATAATATAATAAAGAATAACATTATGAGAATATTTGTAGGACATGACTCTAGGTTTCCAGAAGCTACAAAAACATGCATTAAATCTATGAGAGATGCTGGGTTTGATGGCCAAGTGGATTACCTATGTAAGACTAAATTAAAAGAAATAGGATTTTATGGTAGAGAAGATGTAGAGGGTGAATCAACAGAATTTTCTTTTACAAGATTTTATGTACCCATGATTTGTAATTACGAAGGTAAAGCTTTGTTTTGTGATAATGATTTCCTATGGAGATGTGATCCTAGAGAAATCGGTAGATACATGGGTCAAAAACCATTAGGTGTTGTAAAACACCCTGATTACAAAGCATCATCTAATAAGATGAACGGTGTAGTTAATAAAAGTTATCCAAAGAAAAACTGGAGTTCTTTGATGCTTTTTTCTAATAAATTTTTTAAAAATAAATTATCAAAAGAATATTTAGACAATGCTAGACCAGATCAATTACACGAATTTAAATTTATAAACGACGCTGAAATAGTAGACTTACCTAGAAGATATAATTGTTTGGTAGGTCACGAAGGTTATGATACAGATAAAGCAAGAGCTCTGCATTACACAAATGGAGGACCATGGTTTGAAGAATATAAAAATGCAGAATTATCAGAAGAATGGTTGAAGACATACAAGAGCTTGTAAAAAATAAAAATGTATTATTTGTCGGTAACTCCGTAGAAATAATGCATCATAAACTTAAAGACACTATAAACAGTTATGATATAGTTGTTAGATTTGGTAGAGCTATACAAGCTACACCTGCACAAGAAGAGTCTATAGGTACTAAGGTAGATATATGGGTAACAGGTCAGTTCAGAGCACCATGTTACGATACAAAACGTGAATGGTTTGAAAGAGGTAAATTTAAAGATGTTAAGATATTACTTAACAGATGTAGAGGAAACTTCTGTTTAAGCGACTGGATAATAGAAGATCGTTTACCCATAGGTATGCCTTACACACAAATGTATACAGATCAAGAAATAATTGATATAATGAATATGTTTGATGTAGATATGTTAAACCCTAGATCATATAGACCCAGTGCTGGGTTTTTAACTATACTTTGGTTTATGCAAAAAGTAAAAACCTATAAAAGCTTAAACTTAATAGGTTTTGATTTCTTTGCTAAAAAAGTTGATAATGTTTTAAGTAAAGATAAACGTGGTGTTAAAAGTAATGCAGCACCTCATAGCTGGCATCTACCAGTTTACTTATTAACTAGATCTGCTCACGATGCAGAGTTAGAGCAACAGTTTATGTATTTCTTAAAAAGAAGAGGAGATATTAATTGGCATATACTTAGTGATCTTAAAGATAATCAGATAAGTTATAATGATTGGATGAAAGGTGAAAAGTTAACTAAGACTGCTCCTAGAAAATCAAAGGTATCAAAAATCCTGCCACGAGCTCAGCGGCTAGCTCAATCACAAAAATTATCAGGATAGGTAATATATATTCCCACCAGTCGTACTTTCCGTTATTATTTAAATCAAAGAACTTCATGCTGATCCAACTGGTTTAGCTATAAATTCAACATGCTTTATTCCACTAATAGATTCTATTATTTCAAAGCCATGTTTTCTAGCTTTGTCTAGCCACCAGAGAGGTGGTCTTACAGTTAAGTGAAGATTATCACCGTTAGCAAAAGCACCACCTGCTGGAACACAGCTGATGTTAAACATAACGATTTTGTTTGTTTTATTAAATATGTGTTTAAACACAGCGTCTACACACTCTGGTTCCACGTGCTCCATAACATCTATACATATAGTCATGTCACAACAAGGTGGATCACCACTAAATTCCTCTATACCAGGTTCATAGTTATGTATTGAGTATGGTACAACATCATACATAGATTTAATTTCTTTTTCAAAAGAATTTTTACCAGATCCATAATCTAAAATGCTTTTAGAGTTACTTATCTTTGCTATAAAATCTATTCTAGGTCCTTTAGCTATTACAGCTCCTCCCCATTTTTTATGCTGTTGATGTTTTTCTTGTATTTTCTTTTTGTATTCTTCTGATATTAGCATTTCCATCTTCTTCTAGCAGCTTTACCTCTTTCACCCGTCCAACCTTTAGATCTTGCACAAAATGATTTTCTACGTTTAGCAGCTTTACTGCCTGGTTTAACTTTACCTGTAACCGCTGTTTTTAATTTACTACCTGGGTTTTTCTTTCTATAAGCTTTAACACCTTTAGCTGTCATACCAGCACCTTCTTTTGTTGTACGAAAGTTACGACCTTTACCTTTAGTAGTTTTTCTTACGTCAGGTTTTTTCTTTCTTTTTTGTAAAAGCCCATCATTATCTTTTACTTCCTCTTTATTTCTTATATAGTTTCCTGTATATTGCCCAGTACCACTATTAAAAGTAACATTGTCTGCATTTGGTGGTAAACCAGCAGGGTTGTTAGAAAACCTTTGTACTAAAGTATCGTTATCTATACTAGCATTTTCTTTACCGCTTTTTAACTTTACCTTATTAAATAATTTTTCATATTTCTTTTGGTCTTTTTTATCGCCTTTTTGTAAAGGAGATGAACAGTTACAGTTCGACCCACAGTTAGGACAACCATTTTTTCTAGCTAAATGTCTTTGTATCCAACTCATTTTATTTCTTTTTAGGTACGCAATTAGGCACTTTTCTACCACCTTTATTTTTCATACCGATAGCTTCGTAACCTTTCCAGCAAGTATTTTTTAATCCTTTTTTCTTTTTACCTCTTTTTTGTAGTAAGCCAGCTTCTTTTTTCTTTTTATCAACAATAGCACCAAACTTACCACCTATTCCTGAAGGTAGTTTTCCTAAAGCTTCTTTTGTGAATTTAGTAGGAGCACCATCAACTTTTTCTTTTACATCTTCAACTAGTTGTTTACCATCTTCAACTATTTGTTTACCAGCGTTTATACCTTTAGCTATTATACCACTAGCAGATCTATCTCCGTGACCATCAGGTCCCCAGTGTCCTGCTTTATGTTTGCTAAGGTGACTTTTACCTTTAGGATTTCCTTTTGCGTCTTTTGTGTGTTTTAGCGCTGAAGGTTTTTTTGCTCTAGCTGAAGCTATTATTTTACTTATGTAACTCATGATTAAGGATTTTTTCTAGGATTAACAGGTGTAGCTGGCGGATTAACACTAGGTGTTGGGCGCGGAGCATTTACTTGCGTAGGTTTGTTAATGTTATTATTATTGTTATTGTTATTGTTATTATTTACAGGCTTACCATTATTACTAGGTGTGTAAATAGGATATTGGTTGTGATGATAATAAGGTCTATACCAATTATAATCATAACCATAATTTATAATTCTATAATTTACAGGTCTTATAGCATCAATAGGTATTTGTAAAGTATCACCTGTTTGAGTAATAGCTAAGACATGTGTTATTTTTAATTTAGGTTTTTTGTTGTACGTTCCGCAACTACTTACAGTAGCAGCCAGAACAAAAAGGGCAATTTTCCATAATTTCATATTTATTTAGTTTAATTTATAATAGGTTTTTCTTGAACCTTCTTTTCTATAAGCTTTTAAACATCTGTTTCTATTCTCACCTTCGTTTACAAAACTAACATGCACCCAGTCTGGGTTTTCATCAGTACCAAACTCCCATATCATCTGGTCAAAATCTAAGTTTTCTTTGATCCATTCATACATATAAGCATTAGTAGCATTACCATATGAATCATCTATATCAATTGCTTGGCCTTTACAATGTTGTGATGTTAAACTTCCGCCTATAGCTTTATTGAGTTGAGGTCCACGATAAAACGAATTAATCTTTATAGGATGTCCTACGTGCTCTCTAAGAGGTTCAAACACTTTTTCTGCAACTAACTCCATGTTAGCTAAATGCTCATCAGAGGGATCATTTGGCAAACCAAGCCTATTAGCTGTTAAACTGTATGTACCTTCTTTATACGATACGTGTTTGCTTATTTTTTTCATTTCTTTAATGCTTCTTTCACAGCTTTAGCTTTTGCTTTAATTTCTTCAGCCTTAGCTATAATAATATCATCGACTGTAGTTTTACTCCATAGTAATTTCCACATATCTTTCCAGTACTCTTTAGTTAATTTCCACATATTTTTATTTTTTTACTTTTTCAAAAGCGGATATACCAAAACAACCTAATGTAACCCAAACAAATGAGTTGTATATCACCTCGTTAATTTCTAATCCACCATCTACATAAATGACACTTGTTACAAGATCTGCTACAGCGAATAAAGTCATCACTATAAAAGATGCAAATCCTATTACATTTTTTTCATTTATTTCGTTTTTTTCTTTAAATAAACTCCACATAATTAAAATTTACTTGCTTGATTTATTTCGTTTATTGCTTCTTGTATTTCTTTTAAGTTTGTTGGTAGCTCTAAATCTAGACCTGCTTTCCAAACTGTTTCTTTTATACCATCTTTAAATAGTATAATAGTAGGTGCCATACGTACCTTATATTTTTTCTTTGAATTAGGAGCTTCAGCTATATTAACTCTATAGTAAGTTGCATCTTCTAGTTCCTCCCACTCAGCAAAACAATTTGCCTCATTAAACTTAGCCCAAAACTCTACAATAACAGGTTTTGAATCATCATCACCAAAAGCACTTTTTGCGTTTATTTTATCTTCAAACTGATCGTCGTTAATCCAATACTTAGAAGGAACATCGACTTGTGAGAATGATATAAATGGTATTAAAAGTAAAATTAAGTGTTTCATTATCTTCTTTGTTGTAATTCGTATAGTCTTTCATCTATTTTATCAATAGTTTCTTTGATTTCCTCAACGTCATCTTGAGTGTCAAGTATTGTCTGACGGATCAACTCGTCTTTTAAATCATATTCCACCCTATCAATAACTGGAGCGGGTAGTTCTTTAGCGAGCGCTATGTCTGCTTGTAAAGTGAACCACATTGTTGCTAAGCTTACGATACCAGCGCCGATAAGCCCTAACGTTTTTAAGTCTAGTGTTAATTTAGTTTCCTCACTTAATTCTTTTGCCATTCTACTTTTCTTTTAGTTCTTCGATTATTTCTATAAGCTTTTCTACATCTTTCTGTAGATATTCAATTCTTAAATCTTGCTTAGCATCATCTGGCAAAGCACCCATTTCACCTCTGGGCCATTTTATTCTAAACTC